GCTGCGATGATCGTAGCTGTAGACATCTGGCAAGCACGTCAAGTCAGCCAGACAGGTGGGGTCGGTATGGATGGGATCTCTGCCAGCCCTTATCGGATGGGTTATCAGCTGATTAACCGAGTGCGTGGTCTCATCCAGCCGTATTCAAGTCCTGCATCACTGGTGGGCTAATGGCTGCAATAAGTACCCTACGTGGCACGCTAGCAACCGCACTTACCAACAATGGCGTGTGGTCTACCTTTAGTTTTCCACCGGAAACTTTGCTTGCCAATAGCGTAGTAGTAACTCCTAGCGATCCTTATATTGTGCCAAACAATAATAGCCAAACAGGTATAGCACCGATGGCTAATTTTAAGATTTTAATGACTAAGCCAGCCTTTGATAATCAAGGCTCATTAATTGGCATAGAAGATTTTATTGTGGCAGTAGTAACCAAACTAGCGGCATCGACCCTGGTTTATAACATATCAAGTGTCTCCGCTCCAGCTATAACTAACGCAGCTAGTGGAGATTTATTAACGTCAGAAATAACAGTATCAATCCTAACGAGCTGGAGTTAAAAATGAGCACACAAGCAGAAGACTTAGCCTTCTTAATTAAGACAGGCCAAATCAAGGAAGCACCAAAATCAACCGCAACTAAGAAAGAAGAGGAATAACAATGGCCATATATTTAAATAACAATGTAGGCGTTAAACTGGCTACTGCAGCTGCGCCTACAACACCCTCAGTGGATATTAGTTCATACGTAACTAACGCTGTAATTAATCAAATTGTAGATGAACTTGAAGTGACTGCAATGGGAGATTCCGCACACCGATTTGTCGCTGGTCTTCAATCTGGCACATTTAGCATCGACTTTATCAATGACTGGGCAGCCAGCCAGGTAAATACAACGCTTAACGCAGCCTTTGGACAAACCCTAGCAGTATCAGTAATTACTGTTAAAGGCACAGCAGTATCAGCAACCAACCCTACCTACCAATTTAACGTGTTAGTAAATAACCTAACCCCAATCGGTACAGGCGGCGTGGCTGAAGTTGCAACATCTAGCCTAACATTTACAGTAAACTCCGCGATAACAGTATCAACATCAGTTGCATTCTAATTAAGGAGTAACAATGGCAAAGCTAAAGATTACTAGGGCTAATGGTGAGGTTTCTGAGCATAAAATTACACCAGGAGTCGAATATAGTTTTGAATTGAAATATGGCTCAGGTATTAGCAAAGTCCTGCGCGAGCATGAACGCCAGACCGAAATATTTTGGTTGGCTTATGAGTGCTTACGCAGGGCTGGTGCGCAGATACCTATATGGGGCGTGGAGTTTATTGACACACTTGAAACTGTAGAGGTATTAGACGAAGAAAAAAAATAATACCGCGTGATTCAATGCTTTACGCTATTGCAAGCCTTAGCGTAGAAACAGGTATCGCGCCTAAAGAGTTTATTGATATGGATACGGATATGTATATAGCCATTATACAAGTCCTAAAAGACAGAGCTAAGGAGATTAAAAATGCCAGTAAACGTCACAGGCGTTAAACAACTCCAAAAGGCTATGAAAGATGTAGATAAAAATCTTAATAAAGAAATGTCTAAAAACGTTAGGCAAGCCATGTTAATTGTGCGAGATCGAGCACGTGGTTATTTACCTGCACAAAATGAGGTATTAAGTGGCTGGGGTAAAGGCACTGGATCAATAAATACTATTAAAGATCCTAAAAGACTTTTTCCACCATACGATTACACTTTAGCACGTGATGGCGTGGCTTATTCGGCAGGTCAAAACAAGCGCAATAACAGCGGCTATAGAGCTGCATTTTATGTTTACAATAATTCTAGATCAGGCGCAATTTTTGAAACTGCTGGCCGCTTGAATAAACCTAGATACAATAAATCACTAAACCCGAATGCACCAGAGCAGTTCAATTCAGCTGCTGAAATGTTAAGTAGTATGAAAGGCCAAGGCAAACAACGAGGCCGTGTTATTTTCCGTGCCTGGGATGAGACTAAAAACAAAGTTACTCCAGCCGTGGTTAATGCAATTAATACAGTAGCAATCAAGTTCAAAAAAGATACAGAATTAAGAAAGGCCGCATAGTGCCTAATTTAATTGTCAGCGCAGTCAGCACCTTTGATAACAGAGGACTAAAAAAAGGCCAGAAAGAAATTAGTGCATTTGACAAAACAGTCAAAACATTAGGCAAAACTTTCCTTGGAGTATTCGGGGCTCAAAAATTATTACAGTTTGGTAAGAACGCTGTTAATGCATTTATGGCTGATGAGAAAGCTGCTAAGTCATTAGAGTTACAGCTTAAAAATACCGGCTATGCATTTGCTGCACCATCTGTTGAATATTACATAGCAAACTTACAGAAGACTACTGGCGTATTAGATGATGAACTAAGACCAGCATTACAAAGATTATTAACAGTTACTGGATCTATTACTCAAAGCCAGAATGCATTAACTACTGCATTGGATTTAAGTGCGGCAGGTTATGGATCTGTTGAATCTATTAGCACTATTCTTGCCAAAGCATATGCTGGACAAACTACAGCATTAGGCAGACTAGGAACTGGATTAAGTAAAGCCACACTAAAAACTGGCAATATGGAATTGATTATGGCCGAACTTAATCAAAAGTTTTCCGGTCAAGCAGCAGCTAGATTAGATACTTATGCAGGCAAAATGGATCTGCTTGCCGCAGGAGCAGAAAACGCTAAAGAAACTATTGGAAAAGGTTTACTCGATGCTTTATCTGTGTTATCTAAAGATGATTCAATACAGGGCGCTATTGATGATATGGACACATTTGCAACATCCATAGCAGATGCTACTTATGGCATGGCTTTGTTAATAAAAAAACTTGATAAAATAACAGGGTTAGATAAAGTCGATACTGATATTTTAATGTTTTTAGCAGCTGGTCCTTTATTTGGATCTTTAGCAAAGTATGGAAGTCAAGAAAGAAATAAGCCAAAATCTAACTTTACTTATTCGCTAGGACCAAGTGCTACTAAAGATATTGAGCGAGCCAACAAGATATTAAAAGAACGAAATAAATTAGCTCAAGAAGAACTTAACAAAATAAAGGCAAAATCAGAAGTAGATAAACTCAAAGACAAATTTGATCTAGAGCGCATAGGTTTAGCAGCAGCCTTGAATTACAACATAAGTGCAGAGGATAAATTAAGAGTCCACGCATTAACAGCAATAGCAAACAATGATGAGGCTTTGGCTAAAAAGTATCTAGCTGAACTTGCCGCAGCCGAGGCTGCAAAGAAACTGGCAGACGCTACTCTACAATTAGAATTAGCCTTCAAAGCAACCTTGGCAAGGCTGGCTATATACGATCCAGTAAAGGCTTATGGTGCTACAAATAGTTCTGAAATAGCAACCGCCCTTGCAGCTTTAGAGGCTAGTAAAAAACAACTTGCAGAATTACAACAAGGCCGCGTTGATACCACAAACTCAATTATTAACGGCCAAGTTAATCCAAATGCTTTTATGCCACCAGCAACAACACCATACGATCCTTTGTCTAGTTTAATGGCTACTACGGCCGATATATCATCTGCAGGCGCATACAATCCACTTTCAGGATTAAGAGCTACTCAACAAGAAGCTATGGAAATTAAAGTTACTATAGATGCCGGTGGCGACAGAATGAGCCAGGCTATAGCAGAAAGCATACAAGTAGCCGCAAGGTCTGGTTATTCAACTACACCTAATGGATTCTTATAATGACGTTACCTGTAATAAGTGCTTTAATTAACTTTAGCACTGGGCCTAATTTTGCACAGACCCTTATTTTGGGATCAGGCATATTAGGCACTAACGTGCTAGGCGATAGCACAGCTGTAATTGTGGATGTGTCAAATAAAGTAAATCGCATAGAGACTAACCGAGGCCGTACTGCACTATCAGATCAATTCCAGACAGGCGCACTTACATTACGCATAGTAGATCAGAATGGCGACTTTAACCCACAGAATGTAACTGGGCCTTATTACGAGTTGCTTACTCCCATGAAGAAGGTGCAGATAAGTGCAACTTATGGCGGTGTTATTTATCCAATATTTCAGGGCTTTATTACAAGCTATGTAACCACATACCCAGATGATTCTTCCGAAGAGTTAGCCATGACAACTATACAAGCGGTAGATGCTTTTAGATTAGCCCAAGTAGCACAGATTAGTACCGTTACAGGGGCTACTGCTGGCAACCTAGCAGGCACACGTATCAATCAGATACTAGATGAAATCGACTGGCCAGCAACTATGCGTGATGTAGATGCAGGGCTTACCACAATGCAGGCAGACCCAGGCACTAACCGCACAGCCCTAGCAGCTCTATCTACAGTTGCCACATCCGAGTACGGTGCCTTATATGTAGATGCTACTGGGTCATTTGTATTCCAAGACAGAGCCGTAACTGCTGGATCTATTGGCGGCACACCAACAGTCTTTGCAGATAATGGCACAGGTATTACTTACTTTGATGCTACCTGGATTCTTAATGATGTATTGATATTTAACAAGGCCACTATTACAAGATCTGGCGGTAGCGCACAGGTAGCCTCAAACCAAGCCAGCATAGATAAATATTTTTTACACAGTTACTTCCTAGATAACTTACTTATGCAGACCGATGCAGTAGCCCTAGATTATGCAAAGTCTTATGTGGCTAGCAGAGCCGAGACAAGCATCCGAGTAGATGCCATAGTCCTAGACCTATACACATCTAATTACAACACCGGCATAATTGCAGCTTTAGACCTAGACTTCTTTGATCCAATTAAAGTAATTACTACCCAGCCAGGTGGATCTACCTTAGAAAAAACCCTACAGATTTTCGGTGTCAAAATGAACATATCACCGAATAGTTGGAAAACTACGTTTACGACACTAGAGCCCGTTATAGACGCATTTATCCTAAATAATACGATTTATGGCACTTTAGACTATAATGTCCTCAGTTACTAAGGAGATACAATGGCAGCAGGATTAGGTTTTAAGGATTTTACTACCGGCGAAGTATTGACCGCCGCCGATGTTGATGGTTATTTAATGCAAGGCGTGTGGGTGTTTGCTAGCGCAGCAGCTAGAGATGCAGCAGTTACATCACCGCAAGAAGGAAACTTTGCGTATCTAAAAGATACAAACGTTACTACTTATTATACTGGAAGTGCCTGGGCTAATTTAGATACGACGGGCATGACTAACCCAATGACTACAACAGGCGACATGATTTATTCTTCTAGCGGATCTACACCAGCTAGACTCGGAATTGGCAGCACAGGAAATGTGCTTACTGTTGCAGGCGGTGTACCGACCTGGGCCGCGCCAGGTGGGGCTGGTGCAAACTGGACTTTACTTAATTCAGGTGGCACTTCATTATCAGGTTCAACCACAACTGTTTCAGGTATTAGCGGTGCAGATAAAATCTTTATACTTATAGAACAAGCAAGCAGTAGTAATACTTATTCTACACTTTATGTTAGATTAAATGGTGATACTGGTAATAATTACTATCAGTATGGTCAAAAGTTTTCAGGAGCTGCTTCTTATAATGCAAACATTTTTGATCCAGATGTAAATAATGATACTGGTGTGAGATTTGCTACTATGGGAAGTTCTAATACTGGCTCATCAAGTGGTTATTTTTCATTAACAGGTTGTAATTCATCAGGAGTAAAAATGTTTACTGTTGCAGCAGGAATGTCAACTGGTGGTGGCGATCAAACCCAAGGAAGAAATATGGGCGGTTATTACAATTCTTCCTCAGCAATAACATCAGTATCGCTAAGGACAGATTCTGGCACTTGGGATAATGGCACTGTATATGTTTACACAAGCGCATAAGGAGATAATATGAAAATAATTGAAAAAGAGTTTAATGTGCAAACAGGTGAGGAAACCATCACCGAGCGTGAGGAAACTGTTGATGAGAAAAAAGAAAGAGAACAAGTTGAAGCAAAGGGATTAAAACTAAAAGCCGAAGCAGAAGCAAAGGCAACTGCTAAGGCTGATCTATTAGCAAAACTTGGCATTACTGCTGAGGAAGCCAAACTACTTCTTTCATAATGAAGCCTTGGTTATGCGCTGCTGGAGTAGAGCTTAGAGATGCCGTTACTACCTGGTATCCAGATAGGCGCACTACCAGTGATGGGTGGATTGGTGATGCTCGTCATGTTAGACGAGGCAAAGCATCAGATCATAATCCAGACAGCACCGGATGCGTGCGAGCCATTGATATTGATTCTCGCTTGGATACATCCGAAGGGCTCTCGGTTTATTTGGCTGACCAAATCAGAATCTGTGCGAAAACCGATAAGCGCATATCTTACGTAATACATAATGGCATGATTGCTAGCAGGATTCTTAATTTTAAGTGGCGTAAATACACAGGATTTAACAAACACACAAAGCACATACACGTTAGTTTTAATCCATCTGGTGATAAGGATGGCAAGGCGTTTGACATACCACTACTAGGAGGCAAGATATGAAAATCACTGAGAAGCACAAAGCAATACTAAAGTCCTACGCACGTGGGGTATTAGTATCATTCTTAACATTCTTAGCTAGTAATGAATTAGGTTTAGATCCTGCTATCTCTGTAATAGTTGCAGCTTTAGCCGGTCCAGCAGCTAGGGCTCTAGATAAATCCGACAGTGCTTATGGCATCGGTGCTAATGAAGCATGACACCGGGAGAATGGGCTGGCTTTGGAGCTGGCGTTATCGCTGTGCTGTCAGGCGTGCTAGTCGGATTACGTTTTATAATTAAAGGCTGGCTTAATGAGTTGCGCCCTAATTCTGGCACATCGATTAAAGATGCAATTAACCGAATAGACGAAAGAAGTTCACGATTAGAGCAGCGTGTTGATGACCTGTTTTCTATTATGAGTAAGAGACAATAAACACATGGCTAATACACGCAAGCGGAAGAAGATAAACAGGCGAGTGGTGCGTAAATCACCTGACCCTTTATCTAAGCTAGACATGTTTTATATAGCCAAGCATGAGATGTACAGAGCAGCACGTAGGGCTGGATTTAGTGAGCCCCTTGCATTGGCTTTAATGGATAGTCCATCGTCTATGCCCGATTGGGTAGTAGGCGCAGACGGCATTATCCCATCCATACCTACTCCAGAAGAAGGTGAAGATTAAGCGGGTAGCGTTCGTAAGTGATCTCCAGGTTCCATTTTATAATGATGCAATAGTTAAATCAGTTGGCCGTTTTCTGGCTAAATGGAAACCCCATCGCACGATTTGTATTGGTGATGAAATTGATCTACCACAATTAGGCGGTTTTAACGTTAACACTATTGATGAAATGGTTGGCAACATTCACGAAGATCGACAGCTGACCCAAGAAGTATTAAGTTATCTAGGCGTTACAGATGTGGTCGGCAGCAACCACGGCATTAGACTTTACAAATCCATTAAAAGACGATTACCGAGTTTTCTTAATTTACCGGAAATGCAATACGAGCGATTTATGGGCTACGACAAGCTAGGCATTAAGTTTGCGCCACAGGGTATTGATTGGGCACCAGGCTGGATAGCAGTCCATGGCGATACATTCCCTATATCTCAAATACCTGGTCAAACGGCCTTAAATGGGGCTAGAAGGCATGGAAAGAGCGTAGTGTGTGGTCATACCCATAGATTAGGCCAAACGGCCTTTACAGAGGCATCTAGAGGCCAATTTGGGCGTACTGTATGGGGTGTCGAAGTCGGTTGTATGGTATCGTTAAGTTCAAGCGGTATGGCTTATACAAGGGGCTATGCCAACTGGCAGACAGGATTCGCGGTTGCCTATATGCATGAGCGTAAAGTCCAAGTGGTTACTATTCCGGTCAATTCTGATGGCAGTTTTATATTTGAAGGCAAACTATACAGATAATTCGTTATACAAACGTTATATAAAATCTGCCCTAAATAATCCACAAAGTCGTACACAGGTGCAACAATATTGCTATGCCACAAAGTATGTGAGCATAGATAGGGCTATATGAAGATACAGATTGATTTGAAAGCGGCTGACTTTGAACAGCTGTGGACTAACTCAATGGAATGGATGAATCAAGATTGGGAGAAGCAGGAAGACCGCTTTGATCCTAAGCCATTTTACAGCTGGCAGTACGCATATTGGTTTGATAATTACGCTGCACTAAAACTAGCAGAAGGTTTTATAAGCGGCTTAGGCAAAAACTACGCTGTACATAGCGATGAGGGCACAGGCGACTGGGTTTTACTTACTAATTACGCAAGCCCATGCCACCTGCGTAAAACACTGGTGAACGCATGAGTTTAAAAGAAGCTGGGCTACTTTGGGTAGCATCAATGGTTGCAATAATAGTTGCGCATGGCTTTTACGAAAATGCAAAAACTGTTGCGTACTGGCGAGGCCGGCACGATGGTTGGACTATGCACCGCCGTATGATAGAAAACAAAATTGATGCCAACGACAACTGAAAAGTTATTCAGTGAAACGGTCGAGATCCTGCACAGCAGAGGTACTCAATATGGTCACCCAATTAGTAACCACAAACGTATTGCCGAACTCTGGACAGCTTACTTGGGATATCCGATACAACCAAATGAGGTTGCAATTTGTATGTGCCTGGTCAAAATCAGCCGACAAGCTGAAGATCCAGGAGTCCCTGACAATTACAAAGATGCACTTGGATACATCGCTATTGCAAAAACAATAACCGACGCTATGCAAGATGAAGATGGAGCGTGGGAATAATGGCATTTAATTTAGATGATTACACCACTGTTCAAGAAAGATCAAATATATTTTGGGAAAGGTATCCAAATGGAGCAGTACGAACAAGGATTATCGCGGAGTCAGACACTCGAATCGTTGTTGTTTGTGAATTATTTAGGGAATCAACTGATACACAACCATTCGCAACAGGTCACGCGAAAGAAGTCATTTCGGATCGTGGAGTCAATCGTGATTTTGCGCTTGAAAATTGTGAGACTTCAGCTAGAGGCGTTGCTTTTAAGACGGCTAATATCGGTACTGAAAAGAATGGACCAAGTAGAGAAGAAATGGTCCGAGTAAATGAAAAACAATTTACGCCTAAATATGGCAGACCAGGAAGTAAATCAGCTGCGATGGAAATGGCGTTACATATTGTGGACACACAACCTAAAGATAATAGCAACGAGCCTTTGCCTGTTGCTTGGTCTATTGGTGAAAGTGTTGCAGAAATTGGTGAAGTGGTCAGTGTTGGTTTTACTTGCCGGCATGGTGATATGGTAAAGAAAGAAGGCATCGCCAAAGCTACAAATAAACCATACGCAGGTTATGTATGCACCGCACCTAAAGCCAAACAATGTGATGCTAAATGGGCAAAACTTACAGCTGCAGGCACATGGTATTGGCCCGATGATTCTGAATCTGGTAAAGGGGGTGAATAAATGGGATATGTAGAGAGATTAAGAGGTGGACCTTACCTGGAGCGAATGGAAAACGACCAGGTAAAGTTCATACCATCAACTGACTTATGTATAGCTTGTAATGACGACAGGTTAATACATAGTGGTAACTACTTGATTTGTACTCAATGCCAATGTAGGCAATAAGGATATTATCATAATGTACCCACAATTCAAATGTAATGGCTGTAAGGCGAAGACAGAGTTCTTATGGCTAGAGCAACTAGATACGCCCGAAGGCTTTAAGGCTTATCAGTGCATGTCCTGCGGTTGCGTGGGTATTAAGAATATAGCCGAAGCTTTGCATATCCCGGACAGTGATATATGCAGATGCGACAAGTGTGGTGGATGGAAGTTTCTCACCGTGGACTGCCACACTTGCCAGTTGATTGGAGCGAAGTAATGCCTACCTATGAATACAGCTGTAATGAATGTGGCACTTATGGATCAGTGCAGAAATCCTACGATGATGATATTAGCGGTATGGAATGCCCCAAATGTAATTTACAGATGACTCGCATTTACTCAGCACCTGGCTTGATTTTTAAGGGTGGTGGATGGGGCGGTAAACCATGAGTGAGGCTGGCTACGATTATAATTGGATAGATCAGTACAACATTGTGCCCTTCTTCGACACGCCTTGTGACCTGCGGTTATGTTAATCAATTTGACAAGGCATGCTACCCTGAACAGAAAGCGTTCGATCTTAAATCGAAAAGCTGGGTCGCCAAAGGCTAGGCCCGGAAGGCGCAGAGTTTGGGCCACCCTATTGCTAATTGCATTTAGCAGTTGCTTTTTAAAAGATTATTCCGTTGCAGCTGATAGAACAAATCATTACAGGCAGTGGGCATTCATACAGCTTAATAACTTAGATGAGTTCTATTGTTTAGATTACTTGTATTACAGAGAATCTAGGTGGAATCCTAAAGCCGTATCACCATCTGGTAAACACTTTGGTATACCACAAGGTAAGAGCGAATGGTTAAGAACTGCTAATGGTTACAAGCAGGTAGAGTGGGGTATTAAGTACAATATAAATAGATATGGATCTATGTGTAAAGCATTAGAGCATTACAAGCTAAAGGGTTGGCATTGAGCGAACGACCATTACATAGCGGTAAATGGAAGAAGCTAAGACTTACCATCCTTGACAGAGATGGAAGACAGTGCGCTATTTGCCATAAGCCAGGAGAAACCATCGATCATATAATCCCTCGCGTTCAAGGCGGTGACATGTGGTCAGAATCCAATTTACAAGTCCTATGCAAATCGTGTAACTCATCTAAAGGCGGTCGTTTTTTTAGCCACAAGGCGACCCCCCCTGTCTTTCTGAACTCTTCTCTCCCTGAGACAGTCCGAACAGTGCCGGATTCACCGTTTATTAAACCTGATACGCTTAACTTCGATGCAGAATGATGC